TCTAATTTGACCGTCATCACCAAAACCAATAAGAGAGTTAGCGTTAGCTTTTTCAGCTTCTAACATTGTCATCTCTAAGTAATCAGTAAAACGAGCTCTTGTATCACCTTCAGCTTTTAAATACCATAAGTAACCGTTTTGTCCTTCTTCACCAGTAACTTCAACCCAACCAACTTGAGATACATCAGATCCTGAGATCTCATAGTAATCTTTCATTATGATTGGTTTGTTAGTGAACGACTTGAAAGTAGGTGTTAAAGCAGCTCTTTTGTCAGCTTTAAACGTACCAGTGTTATCTGTGTAAGATTGTCCTTTTCCATACTCAGAACCTATAACTAATAATATAGATCCACTAGCAGTTGTAGCATGACCAGTTAAATCAGCTTTATCATAAGGTTCAACAGAAACAACGTCTGACCCTGGAGTCTCCACTACTAAACACTTAGTAACTATACCTGCTGTTGCAATAAGTACGATATCATTAACTCTAATACCGTGATTATCGTTAGCTACGCTTGTGTTTCCATCTATATCAGAAACAACAGTAAAAGTACCGTTAGTATCACCCGCTACAGCTATCGTACCTACGTAAGATAAATGTAAACGACCTTGTTCAGACCATATAACTTGATCAGCTGTCATAGCCTCTTCAGCTCCTACTTGTGAAAGAAATCCTGAGATAGTTCTGCTTCCAAAAACCTCAGCTTCTTTTTCCATAAGATCTGGTAAATATTGTTGTGCCCAACCTGCGGTTGCCGCACTTGTAAAATCGATGTAGTTTGTTGATAGTGTTTGCTGCGTTGAAGCTGCTACACTATTGAAATTACCTACACCAGCGTTTGTAATTGCCATAATTTATTTTTAAATTGTTATTTATTTTTGTTTTTAATTTTAAACTTAAAATCAGAAGAGTTTTCGCCTAACACTTTAAACTTCATACCACCTGCTTCAACTTTTCCATGAGCTTGTCTTGGATTCATATCTACATTTTTAGAGTTAGCAATACTATTTTTCATAGCATCAGCTTTTCCTTGGTCGTAAAAATGTTTTGCAACGGCGTCAGCATTCATAGCTGTATAAAGAGACTTATGATAACCCTTGGCATCTGATAACGTGTTATTTTTATCCAAAAACTTTTTGGTAAAATTATTTATATCGCTTTGTGTTGATTTAATCTCTTCAGCATTGTTAATGTTAAACCTGTAATTTTTATCTCCAACATTGTATTCAAAACCTTTGAATTTGTCGTTAAAAACCTGCTCGGTTTTTTGTGTAAAAATATCAGTATTTTTTTTAACCGCTTTTTTAGTTACTTCTGATTCTTTGTTATATCTATTAAAGAAATCCATTGCTTTCTGAGCCTCATCCGGAAGCTTTGATCCTAATTTTATTTCTTCATAGTATTTAGACTTTTGCCCGTCTAAGTGGCTTTTAGCGTTAGCAACTTGCTCTTTTAACGCTAGTTTTTTTCTTCGTATATCTATATCTTCGTCAGCTTCTTCATCAAAAGAAAATTGATCTTCCATAAGAAAATTAATTTCTTCATTGTTTAAGTGGGGTTTTGTTTGCTTGTAATACTCGTAAAGCAAGTTTTGATCATCTAACTTGCTATAATCTTGATTAAGTTTAACATAATCACTTAAATCACCACCAGTTTCTTCCATAAAATCAACTAGCTTTTGAATATTTTCTGGCAGTGGCTTACCCGTGCTCATTGACTCTTTAATAGCTTCACTTGCCTCTTCTGCTATTTCTTCTACATCAACGTTTTGCTCTTCTTGTTCGGTAACTTCTTCTAATACCGGAGCTTCTTGTGTTTCTGCTTCCGGTTGTACTTCTTCTTGTTCTTGTGTGGGCTCGGCATTTTCAGCGCTTGCAACCACTCCGCTGTCGTCAGTATTATCTTCTTTAGTTTCATTTTCTTTTGGTATTGGTGGTTTACTTAAATCTACTTTTATAATGTTATCATTTCCAGCAGATTCAAATTTACTTTCATCAACCTTCACCACGTTTTCATCCCCTGGATCTTGTTGTTTTTGTTGTGTAACCTCTTCGATTACTTTTTCGTTTTGTTTTTCCATAATATAATATAATAATAATTAATAATTTTACATACCTAAATCAAGCTCGCTACCTAGTATATCATTACCTGTAGACTCAAAGTTTTTAGGTGGTTTATCACCATTTCTTTGATCTATCATTTCACTTTGTTGAGATGCTTGTATTTTAGTTCTTTCGTCTTTACGATCTTCTTTTTCTTTTTCTCTATCTTTAACACTGTCTACTTCAATGCCTTTAAGTTGCATACTATACTTAAACTCTAATGCCATTAACTCTTTTTTAATTTGCGACTCAGCTATTAATTTTTGAGCATCCATCTGGCCTTGTATTTGAATTAGCTCTGCTTTACCAGCGTTTAAAGCTTGTGTTTTTTGTATGTCTAATTGAGCAGATGCTTGCGCTGCTTTTGTATTAGATTGTGACTGTGCATCAATGTTTTCCTTTTGAAGCCTTCTATCTTTTTCTTCTTTTTTTCTTCTACGTATTTTTAAAAGTTGATTTGCTAGCTTAATGCTTCTTATTTCTCTTAAGTCAATAGCATCTTCAAGTTCTATATTTTTTTGCTGTAAAGCCATTTGTATGTTATTTTCTAACTTAGCTTTCTCTTCGTCATCAGGTTGTAACTCTATAAATATACCAAAGTCATAAAGATGTAGTTCTGACATTTCTTTTAGCGTAGCAACATTGTGAGCTCCTATAGCTTGTATAAACGCATCTTTAGTTGGAGAATACTCTAAAACATCAGATATTCTAAGCGATAAACACTCAGCTGTTTCAGCTGTTAAGTACAATCCAGCTTGTAATATATGTCTTGTTGCTGTGTTTGAATTTGCCGCTGCTAACTTTTGAATGCCTACTAAAGCATTTTTATCTGGCATACTACCATCTCTAGCCTCGTTAAGCCCGGTTACATCTCTTATCATTTGCAAGTAATAATTATAATTACCAATAAGAGCTTGCATTTTACTTCCACCACTACCTGATGTAATTTCTTGAATTGGCACTTTGCCTGGATTCATATCACCTTCAGAAGTAAATGATCTACCGATAACAGAACCCGTCTGAAAGAACATATTTAAAGCTTCTTGTGGGTTGTAGTTTGTTCCGTTACCTAAATCAACTTCAGCTAAACCATCGGCGTCTAAATAAACACCATCAGGAACCATACGTGATAAAACTTGTTGTAATTTTAAATGAGTTAGTTGTATCATATCGGCAAACCCAGTTATTCTTTTTACTAAAGAGTCTATTCTACCGTCATACATTCTAGGGGCAACTATAGCGTAATTCATCTTAACCTTAGTATAATCGCTTTTAGGCCTCATCATGTTTTTAGACATTTCCCACTTTAAAAGTTTGTCGGTACCAAGGATCATTGCACCTTCATAAAGAACTTCTATTGATCTTATCATTCTACCGTACCCACCTTCTTTGTCAGTAGGAGGGTTGTATTGATCATCTCTTTGTATTACTTTATCTGCACCCGTAGCGGTTTCTTTTACTTTATAAACCTCATTCATATAGGTTTTGTAATTAAAGTAAAGAACTTGCACGGTGTTGTTATCTTCTTTGTCTTGTGAATACCTAGAGCTTTGACTAGAACTATTATAAGATTTGTTCTTCATTATATCTTCAAGATCTTCTTCTGACAAATGACGAAACTGTTTAGCTAGCTCGTTTACTGGAATACTTTTAGCTTCTCCAACATAATATATATCTTCAAAGTATGGTGAGTCAGTATAAGAGTAAACTAAATTAGCTGGATCAACATAGTCCACAATAACACCTTCCGAAGTATTAAAGGAAGTTTTTACAGCACCAATACCTAGTACTGTTAAATCATAGTAAAATTGTTTTTTAATAAGCTCGTAATTATTACCGTCAAATAAAACGTTCAAAGCTTGCTCTTCTGCTAACTCTACAGCTTGCTTGTAAGTTAGTTGCATGTGTATTTGTAGCTCTTCTGGTGTTTCAGGAAGTTCTTGCTCTTCACTTTGCTTAGTATCAACTCCAAATAACTGAGAAGTCATTACGTCAAAGTCTTTATTCTTCATATCACTCAGCACGGTTTCCATATACTTAGTTCTTTTCTTTACACCGTTTGGAGATTGAGAATAAGCTTTTATATCATAAGTTCTTTCAGCTATACCATTTACAACTATATCTACAAATTTAGAAATAATTGGAATAGGCTTCCAGTCTAAATTAAGATAGGACAAATCACCGTTTATAGACAACTCATCCTTATATTTCTGTATAGACTGCTCGCCTCTAGCGTACAACCTTAAATTATGAAAATCGTTTTTGTTAGCTCTATACCTATTAAAACCTCTATCTTTATTAAACCATTCTTGCTCTATAGCTTTACCTACTTTCAAACCATAATCATAGCTAAGCTTTTCAGCATCGCTAACTGTTTGACTTGGGAAATAACTTTTAATGCCAGACTCTGCCATATTTATTATTTAATTATTTGTGAATTGCTTCCAGTATTACTATACTTAGAAATATTTATGTTTATTTTAGGTTTTTCAACCTTTGCATTTGGTGCGTATAAATGCCTGTTGTTAGCCATTATAGCTAAACCAGAACTTATAGACGCATCATACTTTGTTCTTTTGTTTATATCAAACTTACTCCAATCATTTAACAAGTCGTTAAAGTACAAGTCTCCAACTGATCCATCTTGTTGTATGCCAACGTGATCTTGTATGTACATTTCTATGGCTGCAGCATGCGCTTGTTTTATATCTTCACTTGAGTTAGGTATACCGCCTACTTCTTTTTCTGCTACAGATAATTTATTCCATATCTTATCAGGCCTGTTCATGCTAAAACCTCTATATCCTCTACGTCTTAAGTAATATAAGAGACGAGGCTTGTTATTCTCCGCAAGTATAGGCATGCCGTAAAATACTAACGCCATCAAGACATCTTCAAAAAACATCTCTGCTGTTGGTGGTCTAGATAAGTATTCTAAGAAAAAGCTATTAGCCGGAGCGTCTTCCATTGAAAACCTAGTTAAACCGTGTAAAGCACCTTTAGAACCTACACCATCTACAGTACCTGATATATCGTAGCTATCACAACCAAAAGCACCCATGTGCTCGTTACCTGGATACTTAATACCATTTTTAAGTATCACTTTGTTTTGCAATTGTTGAGGTGGTACCCAGCTTGTTTTAAACCTACCCTTTGGGTCTGGGTAAAATATTACTTGTGAATCTTTTATACCATTAACCCATTGAAAGTTACCAGTTGTAATGCCCAGTGTTCTAGACATTTCTTCGTTGTAATCTATTTGCTCGTATATTTTTACTAAGTTAAATATAGAGTTTTTAGTTTCATCTCTAAAGGCGTGCTCTGTAGTTCTTGGAAACTGACGGTAAAATTCATTTAAACCATCTTGATCATCTTTTAAACCATCTACTTCGTTTTGCCAGTTATCTATTACACCTACATCTATTAGTTCACCGTCTGGTGCAAGTCTATCGACGTCAGGAGTAGTAAAAACTGGAACTCCGTATTCATCAATAAATCCTTCATAGTTCCATTCCATTGGGATAAACAAAGAGTATAAACCAGATTTTGTCTGACCGTTTCTATTTCGTTTTGTGACATCGGATGAGTTGTATAATTTTTTAAAGTTTTCTCCACCTTTATCTAATGCGTTTGAAGTTGAGCCCATCATACATTTACCTATAATTCTACTACCTAATCGTAAACATGTTTTTGTAACTCTCCAGTTATTTAATATATTATCAGGTCTTTCCCACTTACCGCTTTCATCATGTACTAGAAGAGCTAACTTTTCACCATCATAACTATTATCACCCGTGTTCTTCCAGTCAATAGTTGTATCTAAACCTTTTATATCTTCTAGCTTTTCATTTTCTGTAATTTTCTTTCTTGTAAACTTACTAGCAGGAACTCTATAAGCCAGCTCAGACTTTGGACGATCCATACCATCTTGTATAGGTTTAAAGAAAAAAGGATAGTTAATTGATATAGGTACAACTTTGTCGGTAAACATCTTTTTAGCATCTGCACCAGTTTTAGAAAGTATACCATATCTACTATCACTCGCAAGAGTGGCTAAGTTAACTGTTTCTGCTGATGACATAAAAGAAAAACCAGATCGTCTATTTTTAAGGTAACACATACCGTAACATCTTTTGTCTGCCTTGCAGGCTTCCCAGAATATATAAAACAATCTGTTTGCTTCTCTAAAGTCTGGAGCGCCTACATCTATCTTACTCCATTGTAAGTACATGTAGTGCGTACCAGTTATCCAGGTTGGTTTACCATTGTTCATAAACCAGAATCCTTCTTCTCTTCTTCTAAATTCTTCGTCTATATAATCGTGCCATTTTTCTTTACTGCTTTCCGGGTAACTTCTCCAGTCAAATATGTTTTTTAAGCGCTTTAATTCTTTTGGTTGATCAAATCTAACCCATTTGTTTTTTGTGTTGCTATACACATCTTTAGGCTTCTTAGGTAAAGCTATAACTAAATCTTGTATTTGTATTATCTCTCCTATTTTTCCACTATGTGAAAGCACTATTAAATCTTGTTCTTTGTTGTAACCGTACTTCCACTTCTTACCTTTGTTCATTCTGGATATAGTGGTGAGCTTTATAGGTTCAACTACCTTAACTAAACTTTGCTCGTACATTACTTAGATCTACCTTCTGCGAATCCTTTAAAGATTTTT